GTACCAAGATCATGTTTGGCAAACGTGTGAACAACTGTGTCAAGCGTGAACACGTAGACTTCTGTGTGAACTGCCATTCATTGGTACTGCATGAATCACTGGACGAGAACCTCAAGAAATGGTTCAAGGACAAATGGGTTCGTATGGGTCCAGGTGGTAAGATCAGAGGATCATGCGGTGGTAAAAGTAAAGGTGAAGGCAAACCAAAATGCCTCCCACTTGCCAAAGCGAGAGCACTGGGCAAAAAAGGTAGGGCGAGTGCGGCACGTAGGAAGAGGAGGAAAGATCCCAATCCAGACAGACGTGGTAAAGCAATAAACGTCAACACCAAAAAGAAAAAAGCAAAAAAATAATTGCATTCCTTTAAAATCTATTATATAATGTTGGAAACAACAGGAGAATAAAATGGCAGTAAGAAACTTCAATGACGCTGAAAAGCAGAAATTAATACAGATCATTTCACAAGGATCACAGGTACTAGGTGAAGTGGAAGATCTAAAAAGTGGACTCAAGGACACAGTCAAAGCAATAGCGGAAGAACTAGAATTGAAACCAGCACTTATCAATAAGGCGATTTCGGTTGCACACAAAGGCAACTACCAGAACATCGCTGACGAGATGGACACGCTGGAGAGCATACTAAACACAGCCGGCAAACTTTAATGTTAGCGAAAGTCAGATCCTTCTGGCTTCGTAGTTTTGAAAGTGACAGGATCGCATTCTATTTCGAACTGATCAGTTTCATATTCACGGTTGGAGCCAGCCTCACACTTGCGATAACGGCCGCAGACCCAGACATGACGATAATATACCCGGCTTTCTTTGTGGGTGCGGTGACTCAATGTTATGCTTCCTATAGGAGGAACGCCGCGTTCGTTATGATGATCACTGGCTATTTCTCAATCATAAATGTCTACGGTTATGGCGTAGCAAGTTATTGGTGGTAATATGAGTTACATAGACGCATTATACAAAAAAGACGAGGACAGGATTTACGTTGTAGAACGTGATCCGAAGAAGGGCAGAATATTCACGGAGTATGATGCGAGGTACGTGTTCTACTATCCAGACGCAAGGGGCAAACACAGGGGAATGACAGGTGAGCCATTGCAGAGAGTGGTGTGTTCAACATCAAAAGAATTCATAAAAGAGCAACGTATAAGATCAAACAAGCAACTTTATGAACACGATATCAATCCAGTGTTCAGGTGTTTGGAAGAGAACTACTTAGGTAAGGAGACTCCAAAACTGAATGTGATGTTCTTTGATATCGAGGTAGACTTCGATCCAGATCGAGGTTACTCCACAACAGATGATCCGTTCATGCCCATAACTGCCATTAGTTGTTATATGAGTTGGACGGATCAACTGGTCACACTGGCAGTGCCGCCTAAGACAATCAGTATGCAGGACGCGGAAGAACTAACAAAGAGATTCGACAACACCATGCTGTTCGAGAAAGAGAAAGACATGCTTGACGCTTTCCTACAACTTGTTGAGGACGCAGACATACTGTCAGGTTGGAACAGTGAGGGATATGATATTCCATACACCGTGGGTAGGATACAGAAAGTGTTGAGTGGAGATGACACAAGGAGATTGTGTTTCTGGGGCGAGAAGCCAAAGCGTAGGGTGTTCGAGAAGTATGGCAGGGAACAGTTGAGTTTTGATCTCGTAGGCAGAGTACACTTGGACTTGCTAGAACTATACAGGAAGTACACATACGAGGAGAGACACAGTTTCAGACTAGATGCGATAGGCGAGCACGAACTGGGCGAGAAGAAGACTGTGTACGAAGGATCACTAGATAACCTATACAAGAATGACTTTGGACTATTCATAGAATACAACAGGCAGGACACTGCACTACTGGCCAAACTTGAAAAGAAATTGAAGTTCATAGAACTTGCCAACGAGATAGCACACCAGAACACAGTGTTGCTACAGACAACAATGGGTGCTGTGGCTGTAACTGAACAAGCGATTGTGAACGAGGCACACAGACGTGGAATGCAAGTGCCTGGCAGGAAATACAAGAAAGAAGGCGAAGAGAATCAACCGGCGGCGGGTGCGTATGTGGCAACACCAACAAAAGGCATACACGACTGGATTGGTTCTATCGATATAAACAGTCTGTATCCTAGTGTGATTCGTGCGTTGAACATGGGTCCTGAAACGATAGTGGGACAGATTAGACCTGTGATAACTTCCGCTGAAATCAACAGGGCCAAACACGCCAAGAAATCATTTGCGGCGGCATGGGACAGTCAGTTTGGAAGTTGGGAGTATCAGGCAGTGATGAATCAAGAGAAGGGCACTGAGATAATCGTGGACTGGGAAGACAAAACCAGTGTGCGTATGAGTGCGGCACAACTGTATGAGATCATATTCGACGGCAACAACAAGTGGATGTTGAGTGCTAATGGCACAATATTCACATATGAGTATGAAGCAATCATCCCAGGCCTGTTGAAACGTTGGTACGCAGAACGTCAAGAAATGCAACAGAAAATGCGTGAGTGCGGAGACAACGAGATTGAAAGGCAATACTGGGACAAGAGACAACCTGTAAAGAAAATTAATTTGAACAGTCTGTATGGTGCTATCTTGAATCCAGGTTGTAGATTCTTTGACATAAGGATCGGACAATCGGTGACACTGACAGGAAGATGTATCACGAAACACATGGCCAGCAAGGTGAATGAGATCGTTGCTGGAGCATACGATCACCAGGGCGAGAGTGTGGTTTATGGAGACACTGACTCTGTGTATTTCACTGCACACAAGACACTGCAAAAAGAAATTAACGAAGGGATCATACCATGGACAAAAGATTCCGTGGTTGCACTGTATGATAAAATATCAGATGAAGTGAATGGGTCATTCAAAGCATATATGACAAAAGGTTTCCACTGTCCGAGCACACGTGGAGAAGTCATCAAGGCAGGTAGAGAACTTGTGGCATCCAAAGGATTGTTCATCACAAAGAAAAGATATGCGGTGCTGTATTATGACAAGGAAGGCAAACGTACAGATGTCGAAGGCAAAGAAGGCAAGATGAAGGCCATGGGCCTTGACTTGAAACGTTCAGACACTCCTGTGTATGTACAGGACTTCTTGAGCGATTTGCTATACATGGTGCTTACAGGCAAGACTGAGAAAGAGGTGTTAGAAAAAATAAGTGAGTTCCGTGCTGAATTCAAAGCAAGACCGGGTTGGGAAAAAGGATCGCCAAAGAGAGCCAACAACATGACCAAGTACACAGAAGAGGAAGAGAAGAAAGGCAAGACAAACATGCCGGGACACGTGAGGGCCAGCATGAACTGGAACAAGTGTAGGGAGATGTACGGCGACAAATACAGTATGCCAATCACGGATGGTGCGAAAGTGATTGTTTGCAAGTTGAAAAGCAATCCACTGGGTTACACCAGCATAGCGTATCCTGTGGACGAACTGCGTATTCCAGAATGGTTCAAGGAGTTGCCATTTGACGGAGATGCTATGGAATCAACTATATTGGATCAAAAGATAGATAACCTCATAGGGGTGCTGGGCTGGGACGTTCAATCAACGGAAACCACAAACACTTTCAACAAATTGTTCGAGTTCTAAATAACCATATGTTAAGCATAGAAGAAATCAAACTGTTGATAGAGAAATTACAGAAGCTCAAAGACGGCAAAGATTTTCACACAATTCTTGATCAGAATTTAAAGATCCTGAAAGATCTAGAGGCGGCCGTCGATGCCAACAATAATGAAATGATAGACAGGCTAGACAAAACAGTGGACTGGTTCCGCAAAGACATCGAACAGAAACGCGATAAGCCTGTAGTGGATAATGGTTTGTATAGGATGGTGCAATCTAAGATATTCCAATTCGCAAAAACCAATCTATACAACAGCCTAGAGATAGGACCAGGCACAGGCATGTTTTCAAAGGAATTCCGGTCATGGCGATTGAATTTCTTCCTTGATGTTCTGATAGAAGTACAGGAGAAGATCAGGAGAAGGTTCAACCCAGCACATCAAAAATATTTACGTTTCTACAGCACGGACAGGACAGCCTGCGACAGTATTCCAAGCAGTTCCTGTAATTTCGTGTTCAGTTGGGACACCTTCGTGTTCTTCACTCAGGCACACATCAAAGAATACCTACGAGACATCAAACGTGTGTTGATAGATGGTGGTTATTGTTTCATACAATATGCCGACTGCCACTATGACATAGATCTATCACAGGCCAAACGAGGGTATTGGAATTACAATACCAAAACAGCCATGACCAAGATCATACTAGATGAGGGATATGAAGTGGTGGAAATGAACATGTTCAGACCAGGTGCCAACTACGCCATATTTCGTAAACCTGGTAAACAAAATCCAGTTGTGTACAAAGTTTCTGAAATAACACTAGACTAAGATCTAAATATACTATACAATACAAACATTATGATAGATATCTTGAAAGACATCGTTAAACACACGCATGGACTGGGATTCTTGGATCTTGTTAAAATCACCGGAGACGATAAGGAAACTGTAATCGACTCGATGGCTGAAGACAGATCTGTGATCCTGCAAGGATCTTTCCACAAGCCACAGACGGAGATGACGGGTACGTTTGGTATGCCTCAGATGGGCAAACTTGACATACACTTGAAATGTCCGGAATACAAAGAGAAGGCGAATATAACTGTGTTGTCCGGTGAGAGAAACGGTGCAACTGTTCCAACAGGAATCCATTTCGAGAATGAAAAGGGTGACTTCAAGAATGACTACAGATTTATGAACGCTGAGATTATCAACGAGAAACTTAAGACCGTGAAGTTCAAAGGTGTCAAGTGGGACGTTGAGATCGAACCCAGTGTGGCTAGTGTGCAGAGATTCAACTTCCAGGCAACTGCAAACACAGAACACAATTCATTCGTTGTGAGAACTGAAGATGGGAACTTGATTTTCACCTTTGGTGACCAAGCATCGCATGGTGGAGAGTTCGTGTTCGCAACTGATGTTAAGGGCACACT